ATGCCTCATTATGTACTCTAAAATACGGATAATCTTATCTAGTCGTTGAACTATCAAATCTGTTTGGGGTTGAGAAGCCTCGCGAGCCTTTATAATCTCCGTAGCTGAAATCAAGTCTAAAGAAGTAGAAGCTATAAGAGTATCTACTTTCAGAGATAGGTTAGGAGAGGCTTTATACGCCTCTGGGATAAGAACGGAGATAGGAGAATCTATAACAGGGTCAAGGATAAGAGCTTCTTGAGCGTTTACGCCAGAAGCCAATATCCCAAAAGCAAAACCAAAGACAAGCCCAAGTCCAAAAGCAATAACACCGACAATTTGGAACTCAGAAGTTTTTTCATTAGTCATTATTTTCGTTTCCTTACTTCACCGCCGACCTGATACTGACCTTTTCCCAAAAAATACTTTACCCCATTTAAAAGCCCATAAGTACCAAATTTACTCCCATCACCACCCCAACGTGTCATTACCATACCAACACTAGCTTGTTTTCTAGAATTCCAAATAGAATATCTACGAGTGTGAGAACGAGCCAAGCCAATAAGCCTATCAGTATTTACCGCCCTACGAATACGCCTATTTTCACCAGAAAAATGAATCATAATACTATTGTACTCTCTTCGGTTGTATCGTCAATAAGAGGGTCATACTCTAAAGGCAAGTCCTCTGTTTGAATATCAGGAAGAGGCTTTTCCGCCCAAGAAACACCCAAAGCATGGAGAGCGTGAAGAGTACGACGAATAGTATATAAGTCCTTAGATTGAGCAGATATAGCCATTACACGCCAATATGCCTTTATCTTACGCTGTTTTTCCTTATTTTCCATTGGTGTTTCATAAAAACAAGATCATAATCACGAACATAAAAACAAGAAGACATACAAGGCGGTACAATACCATAATAATTAGAAGAAACTTCTAGACCGCACTTCATACATTTTCGTATCTTCCTTTTCATAGACGCATTTTTCCCTGTCTTCTAAGAACGCTCGTAGCTCGCTTACTCGCTTTTGGGCTTGCTCGTTCGCTACTCGCTTAGTATATACCCACGTGTCAAGTTTTTAAAAGGGGTCATCTGTTGATAAAGTGTGGATAACTTTCTCATGGCTCTGTTGAGCCACCTTTTCAGCCTTTTTTGTCCGCCATGCTATCTTGGGCTTAAGCCCAGATAGCATGTGGCGGACAAGTTTAAATTTATCTTTGATGGATAAATCAAAGGCCTCAAAGAAAACTTTTTGTGATTTTTCTATGCCGTCTGCTAGATAAGAGGTATTGTAAGCTCCAAAAACAAACCGAGAAGCCCAGTAAGTCTTTACGGATATAGGGTCAACTGTTTCATCAACTGTTTCTCCCGACATTTGCTGAAATTCATACCGAGCAAAACGAGGCCACGGCCATTGAGCTAGTTTCACGCATTTATAGAACCGATTGACATTACCTCTAGCTGACACCTGAATAGCTGTAGGTCTCTGGGAGATAATGTTCAAAGTCCTATGATAATGCCTTGTATGAAGAATAAGTCGTCTTTTAGCCTTAGAGAACCGAGTACCCTCATAAGAATCAAACATATCCTGTCCTTCGTCAAAGAAGATATGACAGTCATTAAGACCAGAAAGCCACTCTACTAGCTCACCTGTAGAGTTAAAAGTATCAGGGTCAAAGAAATGAAGATTTTTTGAGCAAGGAATAAGATAAAAACGCTTCCTAAAAAAGATAATATTAAGAAAAATATGCCAAAAAGACTTTCGGTCATCAAAATCAGGTACTTGAATCTTCCAATTGGCATAGACCACCTTTCCTTGTTTCAAGTACTCTATAATGTCTGCTGTTGCATTATAAGTCTTACCATTACCGATAAGGCCGTAATACATATTTATTGAACCCTCTGAAGCTTTAAAGACCTCTAAAAGGTCATTTTCAGCTACTTTCGTACCTATATTTGTCATTTAATTATGATTAGAAGGCATTCTATGACCTAAGAAGAACTTACCCAAGAGCATGAGAACCTCAAAAGGCAAGATAACAAAGAGAAGAACATTCCACGCTATACCTGCGTAGGGGAATGTAGAGATAAAGGCATTCCACATTGAAACCAAAGAAACAAGAAGATTATAAAAAGGAACTCCAATATAGGGAATAGAAGATATAGACACTTCGGGAAGAAAAACGAAGAGTGAACCAAATATAAGCAAAACAAGATTTATAAAAAGATTTATTATCATGAGAATAATCTAGGAATAATATGAGAACCTAAAATCCTACGGAAGATATAAAACCCTGCACCAATATACACCAGATATCGCCAATATGTAGAGGTTATATCATAAAGAGTAGTCGTTGCCGAAGTAGAAGAATTATCCCCAGAATAAAGAGAGGAAGTAGCATAAAGAAATGAATCAAGAACACCATTTAAAGACAAAGCAATATGAGGAGAACCAAAGCCCAAAGCAGTAGGAAGATTAGTGTCTACAACTGTGAGTGTACTCTCTGTTGTAGTAGAAAAGATAGAAATTAAATCTGTGATATATCCGAGAGGAAAATGAGTAGATACACGATACTGGAAGTTATCTATTGTATCACTCAAATAGCCTGCATCAGGAATAAAGAGGAAAGAAAGACAATTAAGAGTATCAAAAGAACCAGACCACGGCACGCAAGTCGTTGCAAGAGCAGTCGTAGAAGTAGCAGATTGACCATTTAAAGCAGTATTGAACTGATCATAAGAAGTTTGAGAAATCTGGCCTATGAAAGTAGAAGTACCAACTACGAACTGATGAGAAAGATTTTGATTTACCGAGGCGAAAGGGTTTACAACCAAATCAAGATAAGTCCTACGGAGTTTTGCGTTAATGCGATAATTTCCGTCGGCTATGACTGTAGAAGAAGCATAAGAAAAATACCCAGAAGTCGTAGCTTGGAAATTATCCAAGAAATAAATATCATTAGGAGAAAAAGCAGAGAGAAGAGCAACATTTTGATCTATGTTGTGAAGAGTAAAGGCAATAGAGAAATAAGAACCTATATCATCAGGAGAAATATAAGCCTGTAAAGAAAAATCTACTGGTACTCCCGAAGCCGTAGTCGTACCATTTTCGGGAGTAAAAGAGATAATACGAGTAACATTATTTAAAGCAGGAATAGAAGACCAAGGCAAAAGAGGAGAAATAGAATCTATAACAGAGCCTGTACCATTAGAACCATCAAAAAATCTGATTTCATCATATCCCAAAGATAAATGAGTAGCCCGAGTAGTAGAAGATACAGGGTAAATACTAACACAACCAATTGCATTAGCACCACTTTGGTCTACAGAAGAGATATAATACCTAAAAGATAAAGTAGAATTAAGAATACCAGTAGGACAATCAGTATTATAAATATAACCGTCAGAGTCCGAATACTCATAAGCCCAAGCACTAGACGGCAAAAGGAAAGCTACCGCCACTATTGAAATGCCGAGAATTTGAGATACCTTTGATGTAAATAATTTCATGATATAATTATACCAGTATGTTCTGTCTGAAATATCTTCGTATCTGGGTTATAAATTTGGCAAAATTCCTACCTTTATTGGTGGGTTTTTTGTTTGTCTATCGGCCGAAGCCTGTAAACTTGTGAGCCAATCTCCACATAAGGTAGATAAAGGCAATTCCCAAAAGGAAAGGCCAAGATACCTGTACGAGGAAAAGTCCGAAATCAACAGCAGAACCTACAAGTCCTACGAATACAGAGTAAATCGTAGAAGCTGTAAGACCAATACTGGTAAATACGGCTGTAGTGGAAGCGGTTAGAGTAGGCATGATATTTTTTTGTTGTATGTGTTCATATGTGAGAACCTAAATCACCGCCCTTTGACTCATCTACGCTATCGCGCTGACAAGCCTATCTCCACCCCCCATACGAGGAGGAGAGATAGACCTACCATTTAAATAGCGAGAACATCTTGACTACAAGATACACCCATAAAGCAAATATAGGAGCATAAATGAACATCTGTACTATTTCATAGTTTATTGTCATTTTGATAGTTCATCTACCATATGTTTAATCCACTCCATAAAGAAAAAGAAAGCCTTGAATATACCGATAGTCATGGCTATCGCAAAAAGAACGAATATTGCCCACATGAATAGAGTTAGAGCCATTTCTTTTTTGTAAATGAATTATACACCCATGCTACGAGCATTAGCGACATCAAGAAAATCATAATACCCATACCAAGATTGAGAGATAAAAGAAGAGCTTCGGTAGAGGTAGCAGTAGTAGATGTACCTATTGAGGGGTCAGGGTCAGGAACAGACGGACAAGTCGTTTCCTCAATATCTCCAGCATAAGAAGGACCAGAAGATATCTCATAAGTACCGACAGGGTCAGTACCGGAAGTTAAATTATAGTATTCTACTGGATTTGTAGGTGGGGCTGTTACGATATCATCTATATAAACAGTATTGTAGCCGTCATAATAGAAAAGAAATTGACCTGTAGACTCGTTCTCGTATATAGGTTGACCTGATTGAGTATCACCTGTAGGTACAAATATCTCATTAACTTCTGGTATAGAAAAGCCTGTGCCTAGATAACAACTCATATATGCCTCATTATGTACTCTAAAATACGGATAATCTTATCTAGTCGTTGAACTATCAAATCTGTTTGGGGTTGAGAAGCCTCGCGAGCCTTTATAATCTCCGTAGCTGAAATCAAGTCTAAA